TGTTGGTACTGGTGTTATTATTGGTATTAGTGTTGTTATTGGTATTGTTATTGGTACCGCTATATGTAGTATTATTAGTATTACTATTAGTATTGCTACTGGTATTATTGTTGGTATTGGTATTGGTACTGGTATTATTATTGGTATTAGAGTTAGTATTGTTATTAGTGTTGGTCGAAGTATTGGTGTTATTATTAGTATTAGTGTTGGTATTGGTATTATTGTTAGTGTTGTTATTGGTATTGGTATTAGTGTTAGTATTGGCGTTGGTATTATTATTAGTATTCGTATTGGTACTAGTATTTGTGTTGGTCGAGGTATTGGTATTAGTACTGTTGTTTGTGTTATTATTGGTGTTTGTAGAGGTATTCGTAGTGGTGCTAGTTGAAGTACTAGCCTCACAGTTATCAGTTCCTGCTGTACAGGTGCCAGTAGCCTGAGCAAAAATATTTGGGCTGGCGATTACCACACTAAATATTAATAGTGCGATTCTCATATGTTTAAAATGCATATTATCGTTTCCTTAATTGTAAGTTAGTTCGCACTAGTATTTATGATTTGAGAAACGAAAAGACTACTTAACCCTTAGTCAGCATTGAACACAAGAGATTGTTGTTACTCAGGTCCCTAAATTGGGAATCGTACTCTTTAAGTTTTTATTCTTTTGGGTACATTAGTGATAAATACTTATTGACATAGGAAGATATTAGTGTATAATAGATTCATGTGTTAGAGATTTATCTCTGAAAACTAAACTAGTGAGGCTTCGGTCTTGCGACAACACATATAGAACTATAATTAGGCATATATTACAGGAGAAATCATTATGGCCAGTCTAGCAGACATACGTGCCCGTCTCGCGGCACAAGAAAATAAATCATCCGGATCTAAGTATCCACAATCTGACGGAGCGATATTCCCTCATTGGAAAATGGACGAAGGAGCATCTTGCTCACTACGTTTCTTACCCGATGCGGATCCAAACAATTCGTTCTTTTGGATAGAGAGACAAGTTATTAAACTTCCGTTTAATGGCGTGAAAGGTGATCCAAATGTGAGACAAGTAACAGTTCAAGTACCGTGCGTAGAAATGTTCGGTGAGAACTGTCCCGTACTTGCAGAAGTTCGTCCTTGGTACAAAGACGAAACTCTAAAAGAAATGGCGAACAAATATTGGAAGAAACGTTCATACATCTTTCAAGGCTTTGTACGTCAAAACCCAATTGGGGAAGACAACACCCCTGCGAATCCTATTCGTAGATTTGTTATTTCGCCTCAAATCTTTCAAACTATCAAAAGTTCATTGATGGATCCAGAGATCGAAGAATTGCCAACTGACTTAATGCGTGGTCTTGATTTTAATATCAGAAAAACTACGAAAGGTCAGTATGCTGATTATTCAACATCTTCATGGTCCAGAAAAGAATCTGCTCTAACTGATGTAGAACAAGCGGCTATTGAAGCAAATGGTCTATTCAACTTAGCAGACTTCTTACCTAAGAAGCCTAGTGAGTCAGAGTTACGTGTCATCAAAGAAATGTTCGAGGCATCAGTAGATGGTCGTCCATACGATGTTGACAAGTTCGGTGCTTATTATCGTCCATTCGGCGTAGATGCACCCGCGACTGCTGATACAAAAGTAGATGAATCAACTTCAAGTGTTTCGACACCCGCAGTTGAGACACCTGCCCCAGTTGCTACACCCGCAGTTGAAACAGCACCCGCTGTAGAAACTCCAGTAGCGGCTCCAGCAGAAACATCTGAACCATCTAGTGATAAAGCACAAGACATTCTAGCAATGATTCGTGCAAGACAAAACAATTCGTAAGAATTGCAAGTCTGGGGGAGGAAACTCCCCCGCATTTGTAGGAGAAAAACAATGACACTACCAGACGAAAGATTTAGAGCCCTTAAACAAGGGAAGAAATTATTAGAAGAACTTTGCGATCCAGGCAAAACTCCACGTGTACCGAGTCTTATCAGAGATAGGGCAAGAGGCGCACTAAGGCATTTCCCTGCTGATTATGATTTCGATGACATGGCTGAAGCCTGCCCAGAAATCTTGCAAAAGCCTTCTAACTCTAGTAGAATTAATAACAAACAATCTAATCAATAGGAGTAAACGTGGCAAAACCATTTGACGTTTCCAAATTTAGGAAAGACATAACCAAATCTATCGACGGCTTGTCGATAGGATTCAACGATCCAACTGATTGGATCTCAACGGGTTCATTTGCATTGAACTATCTTATCAGCGGAGACTTTAATAAAGGTGTTCCTCTAGGTAAAGTAACAGTCTTTGCAGGAGAATCAGGCGCAGGTAAATCATACTTCGCCGCAGGCAACATAGTTAAATCAGCACAAGATCAAGGTATCTTTGTAGTCTTAATTGACACAGAGAACGCACTTGATGAAGCATGGCTACAAGCCTTAAAAGTTGATACTAGCCCAGAAAAGTTACTTAAACTTAGTATGAGTATGATTGACGATGTAGCAAAAACTATATCAACCTTTATGCAAGATTACAAAGCAATGGAAGACGAAGATCGTCCTAAAGTTCTTTTTGTAATTGACTCATTAGGTATGATGTTAACACCGACAGATGTTGATCAGTTTAATAAAGGTGATATGAAAGGTGACATGGGTCGTAAGCCCAAGGCACTAACATCATTAGTCAGAAACTCTGTTAACATGTTCGGAAGTTATAACGTTGGACTTGTTGCAACTAATCATACATATGCATCACAAGATATGTTTGACCCAGATGATAAAATATCAGGTGGTCAAGGCTTTATCTATGCATCAAGTATTGTTGTAGCAATGAAGAAGATGAAACTGAAAGAAGATGCGGCAGGGAATAAAATCTCTGAAGTAAAAGGTATTCGTGCAGGCTGTAAAGTAATGAAGACTCGTTATGCAAAACCTTTCGAGGGTGTGCAAGTGAAGATTCCTTATGAAACAGGTATGAATCCTTATTCAGGTCTTGTTGACTTGTTTGAGAAATCAGGCTTGTTAACTAAGCAAGGCAATCGTTTAAAATATATTACACAATCCGGCGAAGAAGTTCTCAAGTTTAGAAAGCCTTGGGAAGCAAACGAAGAAGGTTGTTTAGATAATCTTATGTTAGAATACTCTGACGTTAAAAATGCAATGGATAAAGTAAATACTGAGGACGATGCATTAGAGACAGTAGAGGAATAGCAAATGAATTTAAATGATTTGGCTAGAGTGTGGGTAGTTATCAAACCTTCAATTGAAGATGGTGATATCCATGAAGCGGCAGATGTATTAGTTAATCACTTGATTGACGAAGGAATGTCTGCACAAGAAATTAAGAAAGCCTTTAAAGATGATAAGAAAATCAAAGAAGCCTTATCTTACTTTTCAGAAGATGAAGATGAAGTTTGGGAAGAAGACGAGGACGACTATGATGATTCTAATGATGATGATTGGGACTAGGAGTATTACTTGAATTGGTATACACGTATTAGCCATGATCTGTCAGTAATACCTGACTTCATTGCACATTATGAAGTTGAATTAATATCTAGTAAAAAGGATTGTATGGTATCTGGTTATGTTGAGAAACATATATCAGCACTGCCAGGCATAACAGAACATCGTTTCAATCAACTCCAAGAGATTGAAGCGGTGCTCAACCTTCTTAATATCAAACTACGTAAGATACGTAGAACTCATTTTCAAAAGTACTTAGAGAAGTATCAACGAGCATTGACCTCACGTGATGCTGAGAAGTATGTTGACGGTGAAGATGAAGTCATAGACTTTGAGTATCTGATCAATGAAGTAGCCCTGCTTAGAAACAAGTATCTGGGCATTATGAAAGGATTAGATGCTAAACAGTGGCAGATGGGTCATATTGTCCGTCTCAGAACTGCTGGAATGGAAGATATCCAAGTAGATTAGTCAAAATAATTGTAAATAATGGAGATTAGGGCTTGACATTTATGCCCAAAACCCGTATAATAGATAGTATGAAAAGCAAAAAAAGTAACAAAATAAATCAAAAAAAAGTTACCCAAAGGCTTGACATTGCTACCCAAAGGTAGTATAATTACATTATAACGACAAACTGACACAACGGAGTTAAATATGACACAGACTATCACAGTAAAGTACGGAGAGTACAGAAATCAACCGATCATTAATCAATCATTTGAATTGGTTAAAGGTTACGCAACAGGCAAACGAGGTGGATTCGTTACTGTCAAAAATGACGGTAAGTTTCCCCAAGTTCAAATTGCTAATGTTAAAATCAAAGTTAATAACATTAACGACATCACATGGGGAACTGAGAAGCCTATCATGGCAGATGCTAACGTAGAACTTGCTCCAGTAGTCACTGAGACTGACGAAGAAGCAATGGACAGAATCAAAACTAGATTCAACATACTTGACGATATGGCTAAGGCTACTATCGCAGGGGACATTAGAGCAATGATTGTTTCAGGTCCTCCTGGAGTAGGTAAATCTTACGGTGTTGAGCAACAAATGGAGAAGGCTTCATTGTTCGATCAACTGACTAACAGCAGAACTAGATACGAAGTTGTAAAAGGTGCAATGACTGCATTAGGACTTTACGCAGTTCTTTACAAGTACTCTGATGCTAAAAATGTTTTAGTGTTTGATGACTGTGACTCTGTATTTCAGGACGATCTTGCTCTTAACATTCTTAAAGCGGCACTCGACTCAGGCAAAAGCAGAAGAATTTGCTGGAACTCTGACTCTAGTCTTCTTAGCAGAGAAGGTATTCCAAACAGTTTTGAGTTCAAAGGTTCATGTATCTTTATCACTAACTTGAAGTTTGAGAACATCAAGTCTAAGAAGTTACAGGATCACTTAGAAGCCCTTCAATCAAGGTGTCACTTCTTAAATCTTACTATCGACAACGATAGAGATAAGATGCTTAGAATCAAGCAAGTGGACAGAGATTGTGAAGGTGGATTGTTTGCTGACTACAAATTTGAAAATGGTCAAGACAAAGAAATCTTTGACTTCATGGAAGTGAATGCACACAAACTTAGAGAAGTCTCAATGAGAATGGCTCTTAAGATTGCTGACTTGTTCAAAGTAACAGGTGTCAATGACTGGAGAACACTCGCCGAGTCAACGTGTATGAAAGTTAGATAACTCTGTGTCAGGAGTTGGGGGCGGCTGAGGTCGCCCCTTTTTTATTACCAAAGGGTTTGGTTTTGTCAATTAAAGGAAGTATAATAACAGTATGAATATAGATTTTACAACTAAAGAACAAGTCATCTTTTTTATGATGACCACTTCCATTAGTCTATCTCATTACGATTATAAATTCATATCTAATATGCAATCCTTAACGCATGACAAGAAACAAATTACTACAGGTCAAGCAGATTTGTTTAATAAACTCTTACACAAGTATAGAAAACAATTCGCAACAAATGGATATGAATCTAATGATCTAACAAAGTTGCCTTGGAAGTGTGTAGTTGTAGAAAGTCTTCCTAAATACACAAATGCAAATGTTGATTGGGACGATAGTGTTAACAAACTGACTATCAGAGTTCCTTTTAAAAAGGACTTTATTGCAAAATTTAGAAAAGAAATGACTGACGGTTTTCCTGACGGGTCAGCAGATTGGGTTTGGAATAGTGAACGTAAACGTTACGAGTCTGATCCAAAAACATATTCTTTAAAATTAGCATACGAAATATTACCGAAATTTTTTACTACTGTATATCATAATGAAGTAAAAGATATCATAACAGAATTAGAATCGACTAAAGTAAAATACACAGACCCAACATTGATTGTTGAAGACGGTGTATATACTGTAGTTAATTCCAATAACGTGTTAGACGAGTTACTATTAAATGTAACTTTAGATAACACACCAAAATGTTTATACCGAATGTCACAGTTAGGTATAAAAGTAGATGAATCGATTACTCAGGGCGATCCTGAACTATTGTTTGCATCATCATATATCGTTGAATGCGATATCGATGAAGTTGATCAATGGTGTAATTGGCTTACTAATATTAAGGTGGAGAACATACTGCTAGGACGTGGCAGCCCATCAAGTGCAAGAGGCGAGATCAAAGATAGTATTTTTAAAGAATGCAAAGATGCACTCAATAAGAATCAATTTAGATTGCACATGCAAAAGGATTTGCTGAACGATTATGAAGAGGAAGACATGCACACTCTTCCTGTTTTAGTTCAATTTAATTCAATTGTTGAGCCAGAACAGTGTCATGGAATTAATCGAAATGGCAAAATTATAATCATAACAAACGGGAGACCTATAAAAATAATATGATGTTTAAATTAACAGAGGAAGAAAAAAACTTCCATATAAATTTTAGTCCTTTATATGCAGTAGTGGCAATAATGCTATTAATGTTTTGGGCTAATGAAATACAATCGCAAGAGATAGAAGAGGTAGTAGTAATAGGAACGACAGTTTACGAATCCGAATCAGATCCATCTACAGATGTAAACGTATTAGAAACTATAATGCCTTCGGCTACAACGTCAGGCGGATATGGTGCTTTTATGGGTTACAGTGAACGTGGTACTCAAACTATACACACAACTATTTTTAGAAATGGTGTGCCGGCAAATGATGCTGGAAGTGGTTGGTATGACTTTGGTCATGACTTTGCTACTGGTAATGAAACAGTAAAAATAGTAAACGGACCTACATCAGTTCTATATGGATCTGGTAGTTTAGGCGGTGCAATATTCATTACTGATGATTTACAAGATGGATCAGTCATTAGAGCAGGTAGCAGTACGTTTGTAAGTCATACAATGAACGGTATGAACCTTACTTACTTTGATGCAGACAATGATAGTGTAAGAACTGATAACGATGAAAAAGATGGTTATAATAATATATCACTTAAAGGTCAAAAAGAATTTGGCGACTGGAAAGTAAACGTATCTGGAACAACATACGAATATGATTATGACAATTGTTATACAGCATCTTTCTCACAAACAAATGACTGTGTGCAATCTGGAAACAAAGGAACCTTATCAGTAAGGAATGATAACTACACATTTGGTTATACATTTAATGATGCTGAATATGAAACACAAGGTGTGCAAACTTTTAAGAGTGATGCAGAAAGAGCCTATGTAGATACTAGACATCAAGTTGGTAATACATTATTAGGTGCGACTATTGAACATGAAAAGTATTCAGACTTTGATCAGAGTCAAACATCAATCTATTCATTAACATCTTTTGATTCATTTGACGTAGGTTTACGTTTAAGTGAAGATGCATTTGTATATCGTTTAGGTTGGGAATCAGGTAAATGGTTTGCAAGTTATGGTACATCATATCGTAACCCAACACTTTACGAATTGAATGGTGACTCATGGACTCAACCAAATCCAACACTTGACCCTGAAGAAGCAACTGGCTATGAAGTTGGTTACGGTGCATTTACTATGTTCAAATATGAATTTAGTGAAGGTATTGATTATAGTTTTGCATCTTCTCAGTTTGTAAATACTGGATCATATGATACACAAGGCGTAAGATATGGAACTACATATCAAATAGAAAGATTGAACAGCACAAGTCTCGGCTTAATGTTAGGTTACACTGATAGTGATCAGCCTCGTATACCTAAGTACAAAGCAATTGTGTCATCTTCTACAGATATGAATGACTTTACTATATCATTTAGATATACAGGTCTATTCGATAGAGAGCCTGGTCCGTATGATGGAAGTGAAATGTT